CCCAGCGGGAAAAACTAAGGACATCTCAGCGTGTTAATTCTGAGACCTTATAAATTTTCTAAATTAATTAATTAATTAGTTAGAAAACTGAAGGAACGCCGTTATGCAACAGTCTACCAATCAAAATTTAAATTTTGATCTATCATGCCGTAATGCTTGCTAAGCAATTTACTGTTGGAGTAACAATTGCGGAGGAAATAAATGTAGTCTTCTATTTGATGTTTACTCCACTTGTAACGTTGTTGCATATTATCATAATAGTCAACCATTTCAAGCTTGAATTTTTCTTTCCTATCATTTTTGATACGTGCATACATATAATCACGATCATAATCATATCTCCTATATTCATCTTCTCTGGACTTGATCCATTTATGTTTCTTTTTATCCAGTTCTTCATCCTGTTCAGTATATTCTTTTATCTTACGATCACCTTCTTTAAGTGGTGAAGGCTTAGATTGCAATCTATTGGCTGCAGCATAATATAACTCTATAAATGCTTTAAAGAATGGTACACTATCTAGTTGTGCAGCTTCTAATGCCACTGCTTGATCTATTAGATACTGTTTTTTTTGACCATCATTTAAATATGCAAACTTTCGTGAATAAGGTGCAAATCGTACCATTCTTTGAGGATCACGCACAAATACCACCTTGTCATCATTAGTTTTTAAAGTTATACAACTACAAAATGAAGATCTGGTTGGTGGTAATACTTCTAATATTTTGATTATCTGACCTATGCCATATATATATACTTTACTAGCATTTTCTTTTTTTACCCAAATTTTGTAATAATCCTCAACTATTTGTTTTTTTTGTTCTTCATTAAGACTAAGAAACTCAACAAAATCATCTCCCTTATGCAATCCTACATAATCTTTAAGTTGTTCTTTTTTTAAATATCCAAATTTGTAAAGTGTAAACAAATTATAACTACTCATTCTAACAGTGTTCATTAAAGTTGTGTCAGTGGAACCACTAAACACTGTACCTAAAATTTCACTATTACATAAAGTGATTTTCTTTTTATGTGCATAATAATTAGCACACAATTTTTTGATAGCGGTAGTGCTAATATTTCTAAAAAATTCTGATTGATTGGAGCCATCTAGGTGATAGATGGGTGTATTTTCAGCTATGTAATTGTAAATTTTCCTATCTAAATATTTCAGCCAGTAATGTTGTGTTTGATCAAATCCAGATCCATCACCTTCTACAGCCATAAAACTTTTCTTATGCATATCTGTGTAAATTTTTGAGTAGTCATCAGCATTTTTGTGACCGCAGTAGAAATGAGTGTTATCGTTAAACAAATGTTCTAATACCCAAGTGATTGGTCCCATAACCAATTTTATAAATGTATCTACTCCGGCAATGGCTCTATTTTTTCCTCCTGGTTCTTGTTTTTCAACTTTGCAAAATAACTCATGCACGACCATTTTACATGTTTTATCTTCTACATGCTCTCTTCTGTATTGAATATCCTTTGTCAACAAATCCCTTTGTTTTTTTAATGGTTCTTTAGTTATCCACTGATTGTATGAATAATCAAAGTTAATTAAACATGGCTTGTACACTTCCTCAAAAAGTATATCACAAAAATCATAATATTCTTTCATCACTTTAGGATCAGGCATAGGAACAAATTTACACTGTCTTTTAAAAGAAGCGACAGTTGTTCGTATACAATTGTTATATATAATTGCAGAATCAGTTTGTTCTATGGGTTGAGGTATGATGGTCATTAAAATTTTGGGAGAGCAATTACAGGGTATATGTTTAATATATGTATTCTGCAATACATAGATATTCAATAAATTACTCACAACTTTTTTTAAAGTTATCTTATTATGAGCATTCAAATAACTAACACCTAAGTACTCATGTTTAGCACGATAAAAATTAAGACACATTCTGTACATATGTAATCTCAATGTTAAACTATCAGTTGATAATGTGTCATTTAGTCCTAAAGTGAACAATGATTGCAGTTCTGAAGGTATTTTTATAGCATTAGGTATATACTTATGTAATTTACAATGGAAGAGTATAAACTGATCGATTTGTTCAACTATCTCCTTTACTTTATGATTATGCCTCATATTTGTTTCAGCAAGTTCATTATTTATATCAAATATTTTAGTCCACAGACGGCTTATTACACTGGGTATCTGTTCATAATGCACTACCAATTGTTTATCACTTAATATTTTAAGGTCTTGTTGCGGCGAATATTTAATTTGTGTTCTTCCGGAATAAGGTTTGATCTGTAATTTACCACTCGCCAAATAGACCCAATCTATATTAGATTGTCCGTCTGTTTCATACTTTCTATGGTAGTAGAAGATTTCCAGAGATAGTATAGTTTTAATATACAAGCCAAAAGATCTTAAGAATTCAAATTTTAATACATCCCAATAACCTAATTTAAGATAATAGACATTTTTAACATCAATTGGGACATCTGCTTCTTCTTCCATTTTCTTATTGTAGCAAATACCATTAGTCACAACAGCAGCGTATGGATCTTTTTTCTCAACTTCATAATCCAATTTAACAAAATATAACCTCAACCTATAAACAAAATATTGTATAAAACCAGGCTCACGTGAGAAAGCCAAATCTTGAAAATATCTTTCAATAATAGGATACACTGCTAAATATAAGGGTTGATTTTGTTTGTCTTGTTCTTGGTCCTTATAATCTATTCCTAATTTTGTGACTAACATACTCATTTCCTTACATGCCTTGTCAATTTTTTTCCTTTCAATAGCAGCTCTAAGTTGTTGGGTGTTTTTATCAAAAAAATAAAGATTAGCATGATCATCAATTTTAATATCATAATTGGGTAATTGCATTGGTGCAATTTCAGTATAATCACTTTTAGTCATGTCAACATTTTGCTCTCCAGGATAGTAATCTTGAGGATATAATTGGAATTGATCAGAAAAATCTAAGTTTTGACTCAAGAATAAATCATTGGTTTTAAGATCTATTAATTCAGTTCTAAAGACATGACAATATTCTCCTTTGATTTCACATTGTTCTCCCTTAATACTCTGGCCATATAGAAATAAATTGAATGATTTCTTTATATCAAAGGATAATTCTAGCACATTGTAACTATGATATTTTACTGGTGCTTGTTGGTTGACAAAAATTAACAAATCAATTGGTTGTATTTTTGTTTTACTCAGCATATCAATTGAATGGAGCTGTTCAAAATCCTCAGAATTTTCTAATTTAATATTATCATTTGATCGTGTTATAACGTATGTTTTGCCTATTGGGTTCTGAGCATTTAGTAAATTAATTATTGAGGCATAAATATTTACAACAAGAAGAGATATTATATTAAATCGATCATCTTTAGGAATAACAACTTTCTTTGTGCTCTTTCTCATTTTTAAGAGTAACCTTTCAATACAGTTCAATTGGAAAAACTGTACAATACTATAAAAATCCATTGTTTTCTTAAATTCCATTTTAGCTGCTTCACTTAAACTAACACTTATCTTATGCATCTCTTCTTTTTGAACAGCATTTGTTAAATAACTATCATTGGTGCTAGAAACTAACTCAGTTTTGTTTCCAGTTACAGCTTCAATTAATCCACCCATTAAAT